CAACTTTACCAGAAATACAATGCAAAACGTGTTGTTGTTGAAACGGTTGCTTATCAAGCAGTATTGAAAAAAGTGTTCAAGAGAATGCACATGGCAGTTCAAGAATACAAAACAATCAAAGATAAGACAACCCGCTTAATGGAAAGGCAAATAGACTTTGAAGATAAAAAAATATATTTTGCAGTGAATAAATGAAATGATGAATTGATTGAACAGTTGTTAGCATTTCCAAATGGTGAACATGATGATAGAATAGACGCAATGCTTCTTGCAATGCAAAAACCAAATAAAAAGCTTTTTATTTCTTCTATATAGAAATGAGAAAGGTGAAAGATTCACAACGAAAAACAAAAGACCCATTCAAGAAAAGTGAGGCACTTGAAGTTGTAATTACTGAAAAGATTGTCATGGAATTCATGCAATGGAAAAACGAATGAAAAGACCCTTGCATTCCAATTACCAAGATGAACTTGTTTGATTTCCGAAGATTTGTTCAAGAGAAAAGGAACAAGCTTGATTCAAAATACTTTGAAAAAGATTAGTTTTTAATATTTATAAAATATCATGAAAGTAAAAGAACTATTAGAAAAATTACAAAAAGCAGACAAAGAAGCAGAAGTAGTAATAAGAGAAAGCAATGACAACGGTTATAAAAGCGTGTTCATTATTTCAGAAGATGAATGTCTTTCAGAAGATTGAACAGTGAAATTTTGTGTTTTTGAAGCAGAAATTGAATGAGATGAAGATGATAAACCATTGAGATATGAACATACATTATAATGTTTTTATTATGTAATAATAATATATCATGAAAGATTCTGAAAGAACCTATTCAAAGGTTGATGATTTTACATTCAAGATTGAACAAGACAGACACATTGAAGAAACAACCGACTTATGACTTCAATTGAATGCATGTGCAAAATTCTTGAATGCAATGAAGCAAAGTGTTGATAATGCAAAACAAAGTCAACAAGCTTTCAAAATTGCACTTGAAAGATACAACTTAACTGTTGATATTCTTAATGAAGCAAAAGAAAAGCTTGATTTGAATGTTGTTGTTCCAGAGAAAATTGAAATTTGTGATGATTTCAACATTCTTGATGTTGATATTGCAAAATTACCATTAATTGAGAAAATCTTTGAGAACAACAAAGAAGCAATTGAAGATTTCCAGAAGAAACAACAAAGGAAATAAAAAAACCTTGAAAATTCAGAACACTTGTTTATTTAGAAAGCAAGTGTTTTTTATTTATTCACTAGGGTTGTAAAATGGACTTCAAAAGCATTATAAAGAAGATTACACCAAGAAAGTATTGATTCTTGCGACGGTATTTGATTGCATTACCTTGTGTTCTTCTTTGAACAATTATTGTTGCGATCATACATTGATATGCACAAACACCAACAACGAACACAGTATTATCAATATTCACACTTATCTTAACTTTAATGCTTATATGAACACCGATTGCAATTATTGCGTATGTTATTGCAATATTGAATAATAAATATGAAGCAGAAAAGAGAGAAAAAAAGAACAAAGAGCTTGAAGAATTGCAATTGAGTATAAGAGAAATGTTGAATTCATGAATATATGTAAAACAAGAATGACTTGATATATATTTACCAGATGATGAGTTTTGTTTGAACGTTTATTGAGTTGTAATATATAAAACAAAAACACATACAAAGAATATATATTATAGTTGACTTAGATACAGAGTAAGAATTGCAAAATGATTGAGTTATACAGTATGAAATATAAACCCAGCAAGAGAAACTATTGAAACAAAATATATTGATGATAAATGAATACTATATTTGACGAACAAAAGAATTATAGTGAAATTGGAAAAGAAAGTTGAGAATATTCCATACGATAAATTGTTATATGTTGAAATGATTCCATGATGAGTTGTATTGTATAAACAAACTTGAAAACCGCTTGAATATAAATTTATAAAAGAATACGATAATTTCCCTATATATATAAGTGAAATTCTTAATGCACAAAAAGAAACAAAGAAACCTAAAAAGAAGAATGAAGTAATTGAAGAAGAAATTGAAGAATAATATTATATTTCAAATAGAAGAATACTAGTTCAACACTAGTATTTCTTTTTTTAATTTGGAGATTTTGCATGTTGTGATTATTATGCTTGTAATATTTATGATCATAAAACATTCATGAGTTTTGCAAGCAAAATAAAAAGCTATATCAAGAAAAATTTTGTATGAACTCAAACTTCAAATTGAAGTTTTGTGAAACTTTCAACGTTATTCAAAAATGACGCAGTTCTTGATGTGAATACTTTCTATGAATTATATAGATTCAATTGAGATATAAGACAATGCGTGAGAAAGCTTGCACAAGCAATTTCAAGAAACTGAATATATTTGAAAGATAATCAAAAGAAAACGGTTGAAAATGAAATCTTGACTGAAGAAGTTTTTGATTTATTCAAAGCACCAACATTCTTGAAGTTCAAGGTTGATTTATACAGAAACTATTTAATTTCATGAGAATTGTATATATTACCATTATATAATATACAATGAACTTGTATTTGATTTGATGTTCTTGATTCAAGAGCAGTGAATAAAACTGTTGACGCTTATTGAAACATAATCAACTTTACTGTTTATTCACAATGAAAAACAGCAGTATATAAACCAGAAGAAATTGCATATTTCAAGTTTGAAGATGATACAAACAACCAAGCAGATTGAATGTGATTATTGCATGGAATTGTTTATGACGCACTTTCAGACCTTGAAGCAATGAGAACAAATTATTACTTCTATCAAAATAGTGCAGTCCCTAGTGCTATGATTCTTCTTGATGATTGACTTGATGAAGATGAACAGCAAAATGCAAAAGATATGTTTGACGCACAATTTAGAGGAAGCAAGAACCAACACAAAACAATAGTTTCATGATGAGTAAAAGATATTAAGACAATTTCATTGACACCAAGAGATATGGAATTCATTAATCAAAGGCACTTAACTACCGACAAAATAAGTGCATGTTTTCAAGTTCCAAAATTCTTGTTGTGATACGGTGAAAATGCTAATTACAACAATTGAAGCAATTTCAGAAAAGAATTCGTTGAATGAACAGTTAGACCACTTGAACAAGATTTTGAAAATATATTGAACAGACTTCTTGCAATGTTCAGACCAGACTTATATTGAAAAGTGCGGGTTGTATGTGATTGAGAACAGCTTGAAGAATCGCAAGAGCGAATGGAATGATTGAGAAAAGATGTTGCAAGTTGAATTATGACGATCAATGAAGCAAGAATAGAAAGATGATTTGAAAAGCTACAAGATGAAAACGCAAATAAACCAGTTGTAAGTAGAAATCTTGTATTGCTTGAAGATATTTGACTTGACGCAGTTTTACCTCTTAACGAGGAATAAAAATGGCATTAAGTGCAGATTATAGAAGATTGTTGAAACGTGAAGTGAAGATATATTCAATAATTCAGAAAAGCTTCAATAAACAAAAGAAATTCTTGCATGATAATTTGAAAGAGCTTTATGAAAAATACCCTTTGAACATATCAATAGCACGGGAGAAAATAAATATTCAACATGTTCACATATACCCAGATAAGAAGAACCGAGAAACAATTGAATGAATAGATGTGCTTGATTGATTCCGAAAAGAAATGTGAGTGTATGACTTAATAGAAGATATGCAACCGCAGTTGAAAAGAGCAGTAGAGAAATGATACAAAAGAAGCTTTAGATTACTTGAACCGTTATTAATTGAGAATTGATTCTCATACTATGAAGATGTGATAAGTAATTATGCAAGAGAACGGTGAACACTTAATCTTTCAGACTTCAAAGGTGCAATATCTTATACAACAAAGCATGATGTTCTTGAAATACTAAAACAATGACTTGATGAAAACCGAACCTATGAAGAAGTTGCAGAAAAAATCACATGAATAGATGAAAGGTTGTTTGGAAAACCAAGAGCAAGAAGTATCGCAATAACTGAAATGTGAAAAGCATATGAGTATTGAAACTATCAACCAATCAAACAGTTGAATAGTGTATGAATACCAATGCAGAAGAAACGACAAACGTGCGAAGATTCAAAAGTAAGACCAGAGCACCGTGAATGTGAAGAAGAATGACGGGTTGATTCAAATTACATATACCCAAGCGTTTGAGTTTGAATTCCACCGTGAGGAGTAAATTGTCGTTGCACAATATTATACCGTAGAGCCGTGTAAACTTTATATACTAATAAATGGCAAATGAAGAAATTCAATTTAATCAAAAATCAAGGGTATTTTCAAAGCTTGCGAGATACTAAGAGCGTGAAAACTACAATTGATGAACATTGAGTTGAAGCAGTAGAAATTGAATGATATGCTTCAACAAAAGACAAAGACCGTGTTTGAGATATTGTTGTCCCAGACGCTTTCAAAAGTGCATTGGAATGATACATGATGAACCCAATTGTTCTTTTGCAACACAAAGCAGAAAAACCTATTTGAGTTGTTGAAGAAGCGAACATTGACGACAATTGATTATATATAAAAGCTAAGATTACCGAAAACACCGATTGAGTAATGAACCAAATCAAGAATGGAGTATTAAGAGCATTCTCAATTTGATACCGTGTGAAAGATTATGATACCGACGCAAGAGAACTTGCAGATTGAAGTTATGACTTCACAAATATCATAAAAGACTTAGAGCTTTTTGAAATAAGTGTTGTTTCTATTCCAGCGAACCCTTTTGCATTAAGTAAGTCAATTGAATGATTGCTTGAAGTGAAAGAACTTGTTGAATGAGAAGAAGAAACTGTTGAAGAAACAAATGAGCAAAAAAGCGAAGAAATTGCACATTCAGAAGAAGAATGAGCAAAAAATGAAGAAAAAGTTGAAGAAGTAGAAGCAGAAGAAAAAAGCGAAGAAGAAGTTGAAACTAAAGAAGATGAGAAAGTTGAAGAAGATAATGATCAAGAAGAAGTTATTGCTTCAAAAACATTAGATGATTCAATGATTGAAGATGATACAAAGAAAGAAATTGAAGAAACTCAATGAGCAGATGAAAATTCTGAAATAGAAGAAACTGAAAACGAAGAAGTTTCTGAAAATGCGGTTGAAACACCAGCAGATGATGAAGTTGTTGATGAAACAAGCAACAATGAAGTTGTTGAAACGAAGTCATTGGAAGTATCTTCAAAAAAAGCACTTGATGAAATCAACATGAAGATTGATTCAATGCAAAAATGATTTGAGAACATCATTGCACAAAAAGATGAAGAAATCAAATCATTAAAAAACAAGGTTGAAACTATGAGTAAACTATTCGTTGAAAGCGTTTCAACTATTGAACAACTTTCAACTGAAATTAAGAACATACCAGTTGCAAGTTGATTGTCTTATAAAAGACCACTCAAAAAAGGTTGATATAGCGATATAGCAGAAACCTTAAAATCTTTATCTTAATTTATTTATAAAAATGAACATTAAAGAATTAGCATTACAAGCAAAAAAACTTGCTTGAATAGAAGTTAAAGAAGAAGTTGTTGAAGAAACAAAAGC